ATTTAGACCACAAGATATGGGAGATCTTCTTTCGAATATGTACATTAAATTAAATTTACCCGGACTTTCAAATACACAATATAATTACGCGGATCGTGTGGGGAGACATTTATTCAAATCTATCACCATGCGCGTAGACGAGAATATAATTGAAATATACAAGGATGATATAGGATTCATATACGATGAAATGTATTTAGATCAATCCGAAAGCGTGAGCAGAATATACACAGATGGACGTTTTTTGTATAGAGAATCTGTGCTCAACCAAAATCTTAATTTTTTTAGAGGTCTCGATACATCCGTGTATGTACCTATCCCATTTTTCTTTTCGAGAGCTTATGAATCGTCCGATTATGAAACAAACATACACAATAGACCGTATTTTCCATTATGTGCCATTAATAAACAAAAACTCGAATTTGAAATTGAATTCAGACCACAGGCGTTCTTCACAGATGATCCAGTTACCTTGTCAGTACAGGATTTTGATATCATTACCGAAGAAATTACACTCACACCCGAAGAACGTCTCTTTTACACGTCTAAAAAATACGAAATGATAACCGATGTTTTTAAAACTCACCCTAAATTTGACATAGAACCCGGTGAGAATAGAGTCAAATTTGAACTCACACCAGAAAATCGCGTAAAAACACTCCACTTCTTCTTCAGAAATAAATTGTTTGAGAATGAGAATGTCGCGAGTAACGCAACTGCCACAAATGAAATATACGATTATTACCACAATAGATTCAATCTTGGACCAAAACCATCATACAGACGTGCAATTGATTCATTGTCCGATGACGTCGCAATCGCAGCGAAACTATTCATAGATGGTCAAGAACTTCCATTCATAAATTATGTAGATTCACACTATTACAGGTATCTCACTGTTTTGAATCATAAATTTCATTCAACACCCAGAAACATATACACTTATACGTTTTCTATGAATCCAAGAAATGTCGACCCATCCGGGAGTTTAGACTTCACAAATATAAAAAATAATCGAACTACAATTGACTTTCAAATGAATCCTTATTTTGGAACGGATGAATCATACACATGTCATATATATTACACGGCGTATAAGACGCTCACATTTGAAAATGGCTACCTCGAACATAGAACCGAACCCATATCGTATTCTCCAAGTTTAGGAGAACAGGGTATGAGTGAAATTGATCGTATTATATACGAAGAATCACTTACCGAATAATTTATCTTTGTTTTCTTTTATGTAATTAATTATCCCATTTTTAATACACCATTTGATGAAATTGAGTTGCGCGAGCGTCGTATTGATTTCATCAGTTGTACCTGGGACACTATATGATATTTTGTCTGATCGACAAAATGGATCAAATAGTTTCTTGCTATATCCATCAAGGGTAGATTTATATGCGCAGTGCACACTGAAAATCTTACCGTCATTTGTTTTATACATCAAATTAGTTTTCTTAGAATAGTTCGTGATAAACCACTCCAAGTTTCGAAGTGAGATACCACCCGTTTTAGACAAAATTTGCATGAGCGTTTGTCCATTTTCGGGTGTACCATAAAATGAATCAATTGAATTTAATAGGATATCTGATTTCCTCATATTACATCATAAGCTTCAAATCTCTAAACTGGTTACTATTTGATGATTCACATGCGGGGCATCCAGCTTTATACATGGGAGGAAATGCATGATTATGTCTGATAATTGCACTCATGGTCACAGGGTCATGAAGTTTGGGTGTGGTAGCATGCGTTGCACAATAACCATCATGACTCGCTTTTCTAGTACACGGCTCACCACCCTTCTTAATACCCATACAATAACCACCGGGATTAGGTAAATCTCTCAATAGAAGTTTCAGTGGTATGTTATGAATGTTTGACACCGACCTCGCGTATAAAAGCATTCTTTCATGACATACCCGTTCCACCTCATCTTCAAATACCCTGGCTAGATTCTCAGATATCTTCATCCTTAGTATAATAACGCATCTAGTTTTTAAATGGTAATTCTTCGACAGGAGTCTCTTTCGCCTTTCTTGGTCTTCTTTTTGGTTTGATTTTAGTGAGGAGTTCACCAAATATCTCTTCTTTTGGATCTTCAAACAACGGCTCGATGAGGTCACATACGGGGTTTATAAACTTATTCATGAAGTAGTATTCGTAGTCAATAGGGATATCATGCTCTTTCGCATATTTAGGATCTTCAGATTTTTCAAAAGCTTTTGCTTTCGGGTCATCAGTCTTCACGAGAACGTACGGAACTCGGTCACCAGATTGAGGCTCCGACCCAGGTTGGCGTTCTCTCATTTTTCTCACAACTTGTACGTGTGCCTGGTTTATATCCTTGATGTCTGGGCTATTTATAGATACATTCTGACCCTTTACTTTGTATGAATCAGAAAGACCCTGTGAAAGTGTGAGCTTTTCAATGGGTACGTCTCCCTCAATCAGTTCAATCGCACGTTGCAAAGCCAGAGCTCTTGGAGCTTCCGTGTCATTACTCTCGAGTACGACATCAAGAAGTTCTTTACAAACTTCCCGTACATGCGCCGTGTTATCACGTCTCACGAGCTGAAGACCCTTCACATCAATATAATCCATGTTCATCTTTCCATCCTTACCCTGCGTCCATAACTTTGCGGCGTATCGTTTTTTAGAATAGAGGAAATATGGCCAATACACTTTTTCCAATTCGAGATTGTTAGGTTTCTTGAAAAGTGCGCTACACTCTTCAGCGGCGCGTTCACCAATTTCCCAACTATATTCGACGGCTTCGATGCCTTTACGGTCACCTACATCAAATTCAACCATTACTGAGTCAGTATCACCGTATCTCACTTTCGCACCCGGAAAGTTCTTTTCCACGTACTCCTTTGTTTCATCAATCATACTCCGACCTTTTGTTGTTACCGTAGACGCGATGTTTACACATGGGAGCATTCCCTTCGATGCACCAGTGAATCCATACACGGAGTTCATACTGATTTTGTAAGCTAATTGCTTACCATTATACATCGCTTTGAGTGCACCCGTAGATAGCGCCATGTCTTTCTTCGCTTGCTTTCTGAATTGTTTCAATTCAAGCAGAATGCTCGGTAACAACGTAGGAACACCTTGTGCAAATTTGCATAAACGCTTTGTCGGTGGTTGCCCCTCAACTTTACTCGGTACAGGAATCTCAAATGTCTCATACTCCACACCCGGTACATTTTCATATTTGGGATCCATAACAAGACTCGAATAACACAAGTTATGCGCCATCATGATAGAAGGGTACAGACCTTCGAAATCAAGGGCTGTGATTGGAGTATAATATGCACCTTTTTGTGCATCAAGCACAGTCGCACCTTCATATCCTTGGTCACCCATCTGACCATATTGAATCGTGGGTACCATAAATCCCATCTCTCGCGCCTTCTTTGTGAGTTGACTAAACACCTTGATTTGCTGTCCTCGCTCAACGAGATAACACAACGGAGTCCAAGTTGCTTTCGCCATTTCCAATAGATTTACAAGAATACACAATTTAGACAAGAGTCTATGAGGAAGTAACGTATCCTTAATACAATACTCCGCAACTTCCCGTAGTTTCACCGGATCGCCTTCTTTGTAGCGAGCAAACATCTCTTTCGCTGGCATATCAATCTTATTGTCACCAAGGTACAATTTAGATACATTGTCGAGTTTATATGAATCGAGTTTGTAGCCTTTCTTCACTTCGTGAAACAAATCAAATATAAATCGACCGGGCATACTCACGAGTTTCAGGTCATTATCACCCAATGCACTCGAAGAGAGTTTCTTCAGGGTAAGTTCACAATTATGTCCACGGAGTTTACTCAATTGGAAAAATTTAAGGTCGCACCGAGTGATGATGGCGCGTTTCATCAAATACTCCAAATCAAACCCAAATATGTTCCAGCCGGTGATAATGTCGACATCATTAGCATGTAAATATTCACGGAACGCCATTAACATTTCACGCTCGGTATCATATGATAGAATAGTAGAACCTTCTAAATCGGGATCCGTCTTTTTGTAACATAAACACGTCTTATCGTAAGGTTCGTCACTACCAAATTTACAAAGTGAAATTGCAATTTGAAAACACGCATCACCGTCAATATCCGCATCCGGAAATTTACCAGTAGAACTATTACATTCAATATCCACAGACGCAACCACAAAAGGTGCCGTCTCTGGATTTTCCACGGGTTTTAAATCCCGCCAATTCTTACATTCAATGTCGATGTCAACGTGTGCGTTATATGCAGTCGTACACGTGTCACCTGTATCAAGCCACCCAGTTGACTGAATACCAGTTCGATGCATAAGACGAAGTACCGGATCCAGATTAGATTCGTACATTTTCATGCGAATACTTTCATCTGGGAGTGGTCGTCGAAGACGCCCGGCAACCATACGCCGCGAAGCAAGGTTTCTGAAAAATAACTGAAGGTACGGAAATTGCTCGTTATTTTGAAAACCCCAAACGTCTTTACGGTGAATTGTATTGTAACTCACGAGACAACCAGGACACGCCCTTTCAATTTTATTGTATATGATTTGCACCTTCTGTTGTGTTATGTTACGTGGTAACTTTATAAAAAAGTAAGGCGTAAATGCCGTCGTTACACAGACAGACTTACCCTCGCTCGTTTTACCGAAGATACTCACCAAGTACTCATCATCAGTATCTTTGGTCTCCCAGGTGAGCGCTTGAAAGACAACCATACTTCGTTATGCACCTAAAATTTTAATATCATTTAATAATAATTATGTCAGCTGCACTTGTCGATCTTGTATCAGTCGGAGCTCAGGATGCCTACATCACTGGCGAACCCCAAGTCAGTTTCTGGCGCCAAAACTACAAGCGCTACACAAACTTTGCTCTCAAGCCAGAGCGCATGGATTACATCGGTACTTTCACGGGCGGCTCGGAAGTCGTCGTACCAATTCGCTCCAAGGGTGACCTTTTGAGCTATATATGGGTAGAACACCCAAACATTTCCAATGTTGGCGTGAACACAGATGGTCTCTTTTCTGCGGGTGATACTGGTGTCACCGAATTCAGTCTTCACATCGGTGGACAAGAAGTTTGCAAATTCGATTCATTGTACGTGCAAGGTGTTCACAATGTTGTGTACCGTGATACACAAGCTAAAGCGACCTGCTCGGTGACTTCCGAGACTGTCGCCGACAATGCGAAGGGTGTCGCCGGTACCGCGTCCGATTATTACATGGTTCCATTCTTTTTCAGTGAAGATTGGACCAAGTCTCTTCCATTAGTGGCATTGCAATACCACGAAGTTGAATTGAGAATCAAGTGCCGTTCTGGTCTCGGTAACTTG